CGGCAAATCAGAATCTAAAGCACCGATGCAAACCCAGTACCTAACCGATAACCAATCGCTCTATATCGATAAAAAAGACGATATGCCAATTTGTAGCGAAGGCAATCAACGGCAGCTTATTTACATAAAAGAGCTAGAACAGTTTCAGTTTTGCGACAATGACAAGGCATGGAAAACGGTGAATATCGCCAGCGGTAAGGATGGGAAAGACGGCAGCAATGGTAAGGATGGTCTAAACGGAAAAGACGGGGAAAACGGTAAGGACGGCACAATTAAAAATTTCACCGTTTATTCTAATGGCAAACCGATTGGGTGGCTGGTTGATGAAAGTCCATCAAATTATCTCGTAAAGACGTTTAAAGGATATTATTTCACCATTGATTCCGCTACTGGAAAGATTCCTATGAAAAAGTCAAATAACCTGTACCGCTATGCAAATTACAGGGATCAACCCGATTGCAAAGGTGATATACGGTATTCTGTCGATACCCAGCCGCGTCAAATATTTGCCGAATATGTAACTGAACCTGATAAAATATTTATATATTACAGCACTGACAAATGGAAGGATGGTCAAGATATTAAATCGCATTACTTTCAGTCTAGCGATTCGTGTCTACCAAGAGGAAATGAATATTCATGGACTAGATTTGCAGAGACTTTAGAAAATAACCCAGATGTAACTGGGTTTGAAAACAAAGTAGAATTTGAGCTACCTATCACGATAGCTCTATGAAATTGAAATCTACTGGCATAACCACGTTATTTACGATCCCAGCATAATACGCGATAAAAAACGCGTCTATCAATCCCTCATGCTTCGAACGCACTAAACCGCCAAAGCTAGGATTCATCTTTCGAAAGCTTGACGCGGTGCGAAGTTTAGCAGCTTTTTCGTTATCAGTGTTGCCGTTAAATTTTCTTTGCCATGCCTTTGGTGATACAAGCTGGTAGGGATAGGCTTGCCCGATCATACTCAGAACGGCCATATAGTTCATGCCAAACGTGAAATTTGAACAACCGAAAAGCTTATTTGGAGTCACTTTCTCGATATAAATATAATGCGCTTCGCTGAAATTGAAATGAAGCCTAATTCTGTATTCATCAAGTAATGCATCCTCACGCCAAGGTAGGTCCATCCAACGGCAGGATTTTTCCCTAACATCCAACTCTACTATAGCGCCGGACTTGCCCGGATCAACTCCTATTAATTTCATTTCGATTCCTTTCTATTTTTTTCTTTTGTCACCGCTTCCATACGGCGAAACATAAACTCTCTAGCGTCCCTGACAACCATTGGGTTATGCAGTTCATAATCACGAAAATGGCCTAACACTAAATGGCAATACTTGCACAACGTGATCAAATTTGATTCTTTTAGCTCTAACTTTGGATCAACGGAAAATGGCACTATGTGATGGACTTCCAAATTTTTATCAGTACAGCAAGCTTCACAACAAAAATTTTTCTCGATAAACTTTCGCCTAAGCTTCGGCCATTGCCATGACCTTCCTTTGGTTAGGATTTCAACGTACTGCTTCATTGACAGCAATCCTTCGTTAAAGCATCAACGCGGTAAATTTTCTGTACTGGCAAGCTAGGTTCGACTATCGCAAGCAGATCTTTAGTCGTGACAACGGTAAGGCCACGGCTACAGCTTAAACACCGATAAATGAATTTCACTTCGCGATCATTCACAATCTGACTAAACGCTTTACCGCAGTAAGGACAATCACCGCTTATCAGATACTCTTTGTGTGCGTACATATGACATACCTAATTACTATTAACAATTGTATTAATATGGTATAATCATTATCAAAGAGCAATGAAAGGATTTTAAATGGCTAAAAAAAAACCGAAGAAAAGGAATGCGCCGCCTTTGGGTGCGAGTGGTAGGTTAAACGGTGATGTCTCATTCCATGATTTCAATTCGTTTGGGATGAAAGATTTGCCAAAAAACGGAGCACCGAAAAAAGATTTTAATGATGATGATTGGAGACGCTTGCAAGAATACGCAAACGCGCAGTGTAATCAAAGAGAGATAGCCGCGTTTTTTGGTGTAAATATTGATACACTTGCAGCTAGAATAAAAGAGCGTTATGACCTTAGTTTTTCCGAGTATCTTTCAATAAATGGTGAAGGCGGTAAGGCTGCACTGCGAAGAAGATTGCTTGAAATAGCCTTTTCTAGAAGTCCCGGAAACATACAAGCGGCGATATGGTTATCTAAAAATTATTTAGGAATGAAAGATAATCTTAAGGTGGAAGGCGGCGACAATCCGTTCAAATTCGCTTACTCACTCATGGATGATGAACTGAATAAACAAGATGAATGAAGCGATTGACCTTTCAAATTTAGAACCGTACTGGCAGCGGCGCAAATCGATTTCGAAAAATTCTGGTACTACCATTGACACCTTCAAACCTGTCATACCTTGGCAAAAAAGGTGCCTACTTGATATTAGGACCAAGTTTGACTACTCGATAGGCACGCATGAGATTCTATTGTCTGGATCAGTAGGAAGCGCCAAATCTTTATTCCTAGCGCATATCATAGTAAGCCATTGCCTTCTGTTCGTAGGCGCGTGCGCTGGCGTATTTCGCTTAACTTCGCCAGACTTGAAAGATACGATTTTCAAAGATATCGTCGATCATCTTTATTGCCAGCATTTAAAAGAAGGACGTGACTACTGGGTAAACAACACGCGTGGACAAGTTCATTTTAGAAACGGTTCATCGATCATTACTCGGTCATTCAGTGACAAGCGTTATACAAAGGTGCGTTCTCTGCGCCTATCTCTGGCCGTGTTCGAAGAATTTACCGAGTTTAAAGGTGAGCATGAGCAAGCCGTCAAAGAGACTAGAAATCGCTTGGGGCGTTTGCCAAACGTACCGGAAAATCTTTTGATTGGAGCGACTAACCCTGATTCACCTGACCATTGGATTTATGACTACTATATCGAAAATAGAGAAAAGCATGAGACGCGTCACGTTTACTACTCTTTGACGTTCGATAACCCTTTTTTGCCAGAATCCTACATCAAGTCAATCCTTCGCAATTTGGACGCCAAGCAAGTTCTACGCATGGTGTTTGGCCGTTGGATAGAGTTGAGAGGGGACGTTGTTTATTATGAATATGGCGAATACAATTATATTAAGCGCAAGTTTAAAGTTGATGCTGAAAATCCGATTCATATCAGCTGGGACTTTAACATTGGTGCAGGAAAGCCGTTATCGTGCGTCATGTTTCAGACCACAAGGCTAGAGGATGGCAGCTACTCATATCACTTTTTTAACGAAGTAGTCGTAGAGGGAATGCGAACGCTTGATAGCTGCGAAGAAATAGCAGAAAAGGGAATACTCGACAACTACGGTAGGCAAATCATAGTTCACGGCGATGCGGCTGGCGCTCACAATGATACCAGATCGAAAAAAACGGATTACGATATCATAATGAACTATTTACAAAACTATCAAAGAGAGGACGGGCAAAAACTGGAAGTGATGAAAAAAGTCCCTAACTCCAATCCACCCATCAGAACCCGTCATAACAAAATGAACGCGCTTTTTAAAAATGCTTTGGGTGAAGTTAGGATTTTTGTGTATTCTGACTGTGAGACACTGCACAAGGGCTTTAGACTGACTAAACTGAAAGATAAAGGTGCTCTGATTGAGGATGATGGACCTAGTTGCCCATTTCAACATGTGACTACGGCTGCTGGGTATGGAGTGATAGCAACTGAAAAATTCTTTGAGTATGAAAAACAAGTACAACAAATAAAAAGGCGTAACAATGGCTACTAAGCAAATTATGGAAAAAATAGGTAAGGTTTGGGAAGCCGATCCAAACGATAGAAAATCAAGTAATAAGGTTCTATCTGATTTATTCGAAAGCAAAATAGCAGGGTACGTCAAAGAACGTATTGCTAAAGAAATAATCGATAGAGATGAACAAAAAGAAATGGCTGCAAGGATTCTTGAAATCGATATTGTGAAAAGAATCGTGACCAAGCTCGCTAAAGCATACAAAGACACGCCAGTTAGAAAGGTAGTTGGCGGCGTAGAAAAGGATAATGAGATTCTTGATTGGTATCTTAAAAACACTAATCTAAAAGATATCTTTTTTTCTGTTGATAAGAACTATAACAACTTCAAAGAGTCTCTTGTTCAATGCTTCTATCATATAAAAACCAATAGGCCATATTTCAAAGCATGGTCGCCAATGGATTATATCGCGGTGAGCGATGATACTCAGGACACAACTAACGCTACGATATTTGCAACGTATTATGGTCAAACAGAATCAAAGCAAGTTTTGCTTTTTTGTGTGTCTGAAAATGAAGCTTGGATACAGGATTTAAAAGGTGATGTTTACCCGAACGAAACAAACCCAATGAATGAAAATATCTATGGCTCAAATCCATTCATCTACATCAAGAACACCAAAGCCGATGTCATGCCTTATCCTGATGATAGTATGATTAGTGTTGCAACGCTTATACCAATGCTTTGCGGCGATATCAACTACGCAATCAAGTATATGAGCTATGGCATTGTGTACGGTATCAACATCAAAGAAGACTTGATACGGCGCGGACCTAATGCCTTTTGGAATCTGCTACCATTCGATGAAAACAGCACGATAGCGCCCACCGTTGGAACGCTTAAACCTGATATCGATATTAAAGACGTGTTTGACGGTATCATGATGCAATTACAATTGTGGCTTAACGCGAGAGGGATATCGTCAAGCATATTCGGCTATAATACTAGCTCAATTTCATCGGGTGTAAGCAAGATGATCGATGAAGCGGACGTGACCGATATCATTAAATCAAACCAAGTCACTTATGCGGAAATGGAAAAAGATCTTTTCGATTTCATCATGTATCACGGTCATGAAGTTTGGAAGCTTAACAATCCTGAAATACCGCAACAAAGCTTTACTCCCGGATGTTATGTTGAAACGATTTTTGTTGAACCTGAGATCATCAAAACAAGGCAAGAGATGATTACAGAAGTAAGTCAGGAATTGAAAGCCGGACTTACATCAAGAAAAAGAGCAATCAAAAAACTTAATCCGAATCTATCAGATGATGAAATTGATTTGATCATGAGCGAGATGTCAATCAATCAAGAAAGCCAAAACGACACTGTATGAGGTGAATCATGGGTGCAAAATGGCAGCGTTTTGACGTAGTGATACCCAAGGCAATCAAGTCTACGAAAGACAAGCTTGCCTTGGGTGAGCATATTGTCGAATACATCCGGCAGCGGACGGAAAAAGGGAAGGATAATGAATATAAAAATTTTCCGAAGTATTCTGACAAATATGAAGCAAGCTTGGATTTTAAGATCGGCGGTAAAAGCAAAGGCCAACGCCCTGACTTGAAACTGACTGGTGACATGTTGGCCGACCTGCAAGTCTTAAGCATACGCGGCGACAAGCTTCTAATCGGGTACAAAAATGGCAGTAAATCGAACGCTAAAGCCGATGGCCATCAAACCGGATGGCAAGGTCAACGTCCCAACGCTGAACGGCCATTTCTTGGATTTGAGGGAAGCGAAAAGGCAAAGCTTAAATCGATCATTAAAGAGCATGTCGCAGCTGTTAAAGATGATGATACATCCCTACGCGCATACGCCTATCTGTCGGCTAAAGATATCAAAACAAAGGTCAAGCCAAGGATTAAACCCGATGAAACTTTAGATGAGGATTGAAAGCAATGGCTAGTCAAAAAAATAAGGAAAACATGGCACGTTGGGTAGCCAAGCTTAACGGTGCGGTGATGGATGCATCGGGACCAGAACATATGAAAGCGATCGGTGCTTTCTTAATTCAAAAGATCGCTGTTAGAACGCGCTTAGGCTATGGCGTCAAGGACAATTTAGCTGAAAAAAGCAAGCTAAAAAAGCTTTCAAATCCATACAAAGAGTTTAGAAAGAGCTATCCGTTTCTTAGTGATTTGACCACACCGAATAAATCAAACTTAACTAAGACTGGCAGCATGATTGATTCACTGAAGGTTAAGGACTTTCGAAAGAACGCAATTAGGATCGGACCAACTGGGTTTGATCGCGATGGCGTCTCGAATAGTAGCAAAGCTTTCTGGCAAGAAAAAATGGGAAGGGTGTTCTTACGGCTATCGGCTCAAGAGGTCAAGCAGGTAAGAATTTTTTGGATT